TAACGAGCTTTTGCGCGACCATGTCCTCGAGCATCATCGGAGCCATAGATCCGAAGGCGCGCAAGTTCTGCACGTCAGCGACCTTGACGTTATCCTCATGCGTGATCTGCGGAATTTCGAAGATCTTTTTATCGCGCTTGCCGCGACTGCCTTTCGTACCAGGTGCGCCGCGCTCAGTCGCCGGCAACAGATTGAGCGCCCAATTCTGCCGCTCGAGCGTGACGTGAGTCACGGGCAACGGAATCGGGTTGCCGAAAATTTTCATGTTAGTCACAAGGCCGTATTTATTCGGAACCTTGTTGATGATCGTCGTGAGCTCCGGAACGGAAAACTCGCGATCGGTAAAGCCCTCGATTACCAGGTCGGTCATTGGTCGATTCTCCAAATTTGGATTGAGAAGACGCCGGCGGAATCGCGGGCGCAAAAATGCGAAACGCGGCTCATTTTTCAGAGCCGCGCTTTAGTTCATTGCGATTTGTTGCTTCGCTTTACGCGCTCTGCCGCGCCAAAATCAGCTTCGCCGCAAGCGTTGCGAGAGCGGCGTCCTTCTGGGCCTGAGTCGTGACGTTAGCGCCCCACTTGAGCCCAGCCGGCGAGATCTCCGCAGGACCATTGGCCAGAATAACGGCGCCGGCAACGTCCTGACTTGTGGCGTCGACCTTGTGCAGCAGAACGGAATCGGCGACCTGGCTGCCGTCCTTTGCAGTCGGATCATAGGCCACAAGTTTGCCGGACCCTGCAGCGACCGTGATATCGAAACCATCGCCGGCGACGAATGCGGTACCGCCAGCCGTAATGGTGAAGCCGAGATCGTCGGAAAATGCCGCTCCGGTTGCGCCATTGCCGCCGATAACGTTTCCGTCCGGATCCATCACTTGAAACGCAGTCGCGGCGGTAAAGCGGACCTTGTAGACGCCAAGTTTCGCGCCTTGATTGACGGTAATCGCGCTAATTGTGCCGTTGCCAGTATTCCCAGCCTTCGCTGCGGCGGTCGCAGCGCCGGTCGTGATTTTGCCGAGAACCGTTCCGATATCGAGAACGCCCGCGCCGTTCTTAACGACGCCTACGCCGCGGCAAAAATGGCCTTCCTTTTCCGACTTGAGAACGTCCGAAACAGCTGTCGGCTCGTCCCACGTCATCGTTCTAAGCGCACGTCCCATTGTGTTGAGCTCCTAAAGAAATCGGTTTTGAACTTGCTGAGAGCGGCTGGCCGTCAGGCCATCGCAGCAAAGCGCTTTGCTTGGCGTTCAATGTTCGCGGCCGCGCGGTCCTTTGGCTGCGCGTCGCCGCCATTCGTCGAAACGCCCGGCGACGCACCATGCGCCCGCGCGGCCTCGTAAAAGGCTTTCCCAGCGGCCGCGGGCTGTTCCTTCGGCGCCTTTGTGAGCATTTTCGAGCACTGCTCGGCGTTCATGTCGCTGCCCGTTGCGAGCTCGACAGCGAGCGCCTGGCGGCCTTCCGCTTCCGGAAGCGCCAAAATCGAGGCGATGCGCGCGCGTTCTTCAACGCGGCCTGCCTTGACGCCATCGGCGCGCGCGGCGTCGAGAGCGGCCTGGTCCGTCCCGCTTGCCGCTTCCGCGGCCGGCTGGTTCGTCATAGCTTTCTTCTCCTTTGGGTTGCTTTCGTATCCCGCCGGCGCCGCCGGCAGCTTGGTGATTTGCTGACTCATCACTTCCAGAACGCGATCGAACGTTGAAACACCGTCTGCGAGGCCGATTTTCACGGCATCCTGGCCCATAAAAACTGCGGCCTCCGTCGCGCGTAAATCTGCCTCTTTCAGGCTCGGCCGACCCTCGAGAACGGTTTCAATAAACAGCGTGTGCAGTTTGTCGATTTCGGCTTGAAAATTGGCTTTCGTCACTCGAGACAATGGCTCGAAGGGATTGCCCTCAGCCTTTCGCGCGCCGGCGTGCAAGATCGTCGGCTTAATGCCGTCGTTCTGCATCTGCTGCGAGCGATCGAAGTGCACCCACACGACGCCGATCGAGCCGAGGACGCCGGTTTGCGTCGTGTAGATTTGATTTGCTGCGGATGCGATCGCATAGCCGGCCGAGCAAGCCATATCGGCGACCATTGCGACGACGGGTTTTTTCTTCCGTATCTCCATAATGAGCTTTGAGACTTCAAACGTCCCGGCGCCCTCGCCTCCTGGCGTATTCATGTCGAGCAGGATCCCGCGAACCTCTGAATCTGTGCTCGCTTTTTTCAGCTGCTCGGTTATGCCCTCGTAACTCGTGAGGCCGGACGACGCGCCAATATAAGCGCCGCGATTGACCAGGCTGCCAATGATCGGAACGATCGCGATTCCGTTCGACGTCACGCGATACGGACCACGCTGCGATTCACGGCCTGCAAAGCGGTTCGCATCCGGCGCCGGCGGCTGCAGAGCGTCCTCGAGGCCGATGCGACCACCCAAAACGCCGAGGATAACCTCGAGTTTTTCGGCCGTGATTAAGAGCGGCTGGCCGAGAATCCGGTCAGCCAAAAGCGGCAGAAATGTCATATGGTTTCTAGTCCTCGTTCGACGAGTTGACTTGTTCAACCTGCAGCGGCGGTGCGAGTGGTGTGGTGCCGGGATAAGGTAGACCGAGGCTTTCGAAATACTTCTTTTCGGTCGCAATCTGCTCGGCCTTGTCGCGCCAGTTCGCGCCTTCCTCAGCGGCGATATCCTCGACGGTTTCGACGCCCATTTGCACGCCGAGTTGCTGCGCCTGGCGTTCTTTATAGGGGTCGATCATAGGCTTACCCCACGCGATGAATTCACCGCGCACGAGATAGGGCTTTGCCGCGAGAAAATCTTTGACGCCGAGTGGCAAATCGATCGTTCCGATCGCGACACCTTCCTCGAGCCAGGCGCTAAAGAACGGCATCGCCCAATGTTGCACGAGATGATTTCGACGCGCGCGATAGGTGCGCCAAACGGCGAGCAGTGCCGCGCGAGCGGCAGAATAATTCACTTCCTTGTAATTCTTCGCGAGCTCGTGCGCCTCGACACCGAGGCCGGCCGCTAAATTCTTCAAAAACGCGCTCTCGAAACCGTCGAAATTTGTATTGGGATGCGTCGGCCGATTGAATTCTAGGCTCTCGTTCGGCATCAGGTGCGGGATTTTGTTGCCGTTGAAAGTGATCTCGGAATTTTCATGGTACTCGCCGGCGAGCGCCATTTGTCCAGTTATCGCGTCGACCAGAGGACCAGCGCTTGCGCCGGCGACTTTAGCGCCGTGCAACCCAATAACCCGGAATGCTTCGCCATAATCGAGCTCGGTTTTGATGACTGCTGTAAATCCGGCCTGCGTGATCGCCGACTGCAATTCGGTGTCGCGGTAAGTGCCGAGCATTTTGAAGGCGTGAATGACAGATGCAAATTCGGAAACGCCGCGTGTCATTTCCGGACGCTGCTTATTGAAAACATGCAGCACGATCGGTCGGCCCCACGGCGTTTGACGCGGGACGCGCTGCCAACTCAGCGACGAAAGTTCGACTCCGACGTCGTCGGGATGCGACAGACGAATATAGTACGCGAGCGGCTCTCCCATCGCGTCGCGTTCGATGCCGCCGCGCAGAAATTTTGTATCTGGCGCTCCCATGGGATTTGAAAGCCGGTCGATATCGATCAGGTTGATGCAGGTTTGATAAGGTCCGGTTCCCTGCTTGAGCTCGAGGACAGCAAGCGCGTCGCCGTCGATAAACCTAGTGCGGTTTACCAGCGCGAACATTTCCGAAAATGTGCTCTGCCTTTGAGCATCCGCCTGAAATTCAACGCCTTCGGCGTAGGCTTCCCATTGCCGCGTAACGTAATCCTGCCATTCGCTCGCAATTTCCTTATCTTTGATGCCGAGAGAACGCCAATCGATGCGCAAAGCGAGCTTGACGCCCGAGCCGGAAACGGCGTCATCGTTCATTCTGACGGCGTTTTTGGCGTGGGCGTTGTTGCGCACCAAGTCGCGCGCTCGCGCTCTGAGCATGCCGGCATCGTAAAGCGCCGCTTTATCGGCCGAGAGGTTGCGCGGACGCCAAACGGCGACCTCGCCGCCGCCGCGCGTGCGGCCGTCCCGGTAGGCGTTTACCCATGAATTGAGCGCAGCCGTATGCAGCGCCAGGTGCCCGTCGCCCGGTGCGTTCGCGTTGTCGGTCATGTGTCGCTGCTACCTTGGAATGCGCGCCGGCGGCCCGCGTAGGACCATTGCATCGTCGGAAAGATTCACGAGGCCGCTATCGGCTCCGCATTGTCGCCAAAAGGCGCGGAAAAGTTTCTGCAGATCCGGTATTTGTTGCTGATAGTATTGGACAGATCTCTCGCCAATACTCACGCCGACAACGCGCTGCCCTGAGTTCAGAGCCATGATCGCGTTATAAATCTTCGTCAGATCTTCGACGCACGTCGCCATTCATCACCTTTTGAAAAAGCTAGCGATTAACGCGCCGTCTACTTTGCGCGCGATGCCTTGCCGATCGGCCCGGCGCTGGTCGTAGTCGATCGCGAGCGGCGCGCGTGCCGCCATCGCATAAACAAATGTGTCGAGAGCTTCGTTTCGCTTGCCGCCAGATGGCGGCATCCAAACGCGGACGGGGCGGCCCTTGCGGTAATCGATTTTCACGGTTTCCGAGACTAGCTGCTCAAAATATTTGAGCTCAAAATGTCTCGGAAAGTGTATCCGATAGCGCCGGATCCCGGCCTTTTCGTCCGGAACGACCGCTAGCTCGTGATAGAGCATGGTTTTGCCGTCGTCGACGCCGACCAGGTGCAACTTTGCGCCGAGTTTGAATTTGCTCTCAGACTCGCGCATCAGCTGCCGGCCCTCGCCGTTTTTGCCCTTTGTGGCATAGTACGGCTTGAAAGCGGCGCGGCTCGCCCTCACAAACTCCATAACGATCTGAAACCAGTTGCCGGCGTCGATCGCGACCGACTCGACCCCCATTGTCTGCCCGTTCTCGAGGTCGAATTCGCGAAATAGGAGCGCTTGCTCCATTCGCTCGAACGCCCCTGGCGACATTGGGTCGTCATAGTGGATCGCATAATCGAGGACAAATTTCTCGTCGCCGGCGGCCCAGCCGATATATTGGCATTCAAAGCGATCGGCCTGCACGTCAACGCCAGCCGTGATTGCGAGAACCTCGTCGGGAATGACATAACCGTTAGATCTCGGCCCGTAATCCTCGCGGCGATCGAATAGCTCTTGCGGCGTCGTCTTTGCTTTTTTCGACGGGCTATAGGTTCGGCCAAGTTTGAGGTTGACGAATGTCTGTTCCTCAGTCGGCTTTCCTTCGGAGTCCTCCCATTCGGCTACCAATTGCGCCATGCTGACCCAAGGCGAATAAATCGCCCAGATCTTAAACCCTGCAATACCGTTGAAATCGGCGCGCGCTTTCCAATACCCTTTTTTTACGGCGGCGTTGATCTCGGCCTGAGTTAGCATCTCTCCGCAGCCGAGAA